CTCGAGGCGAGCACCACGGAGAGCGTCACGGTGGGAGCCGACGCGAGCGTCCGGATCGCGTCCGTGATCGCGCGCGTGGTGTTGTCGATGCCGAGCGTGACCTCGGGCGGCTGGTCGTCCCGCTCGTCCTGCAGCGTGACCGCGAACGGGTACGCCGAGTACGTGTCGCCGCTGCTCACCACGTCCTCGGTGTTGTTCACGAAGCGCAGCGTCGAGATCGAGGCGTGGGAGATCGTCAGGATGAAGAGGAAGTCCTCGTCCGTCTGCGCGGCGTGGATCGCCGCCTTCGCCGTGGCCGAGAGTGACCGGCTCACGAGACGAGCTGCTCCAGTTCCACGTCCACCTCGTACATGCGCTGCCCGGGGACGTGGTGGCCGACGATGCAGCGGTAGCGCATCGGCGCCGTGAACCGGAACGACCTGGACGCCCCGTTCTCATCGACCCACGTAAAGCTCGTCGAGCCCTGCGCGGTGTCGGTCGTGTAGAACGTGTCCAGCCGCGCGAGCTCGGTTCCGGTGATCGGGCCGATGGTAAAGGACCAGTCGCGCGCGACGGCCGTGTAGCGGCGGCGCATCTTGACGGGCCCGGTAGCGGTCGGGGTTCGGATGTGGCCGACCTGCGGGGCGATCAGGAGCCCAATGCGCGGATACTGAGGGAGGGGCCAAGTCGCCATTCCCCGAGGCTGCGGCCCTGCTCTACCGGCGCTTCGGCACGCGGGATGCCCCGGTCGTGTCCCGGATCGCCTGCCAGACCTTCCCTCCCTTCGAGATCGACTCCGCGGCGGCATCCTCGATCATCACCCGGAGCCGCTTCGCCCCGTCGGGGCCGATGTCCTCGGCCGTCGAGACCTTCGCGCCGCCGTAGTTGTGGAGCTCCACCTTCATCGCGGACTTCGTAGCGGCCCCGGAGACGGCCAGCGACTTCGCGCCGCCGCCAGCGGCCCCGGCGACGGCCGCGCCGCCCGTGGCCGGCGCACCGGAGAGCCCGATACTGGACATGATGGCCCGGAAGATCACCGCCTCCAGGATCATGCGCGTGAGGTCGGTCACCACCGACTTCGCGAACTGCGAGAAGGCTTCCTTCGCGGACTTGCTGCCGTCTGCGATCGCAACGAGAGCATCGGCGGCGCCCGAGGCGACGCCATGCGTGAGGGTGTTGGCGACCGCGACGCCGACCTCGTCCACTCCCTTGAGCTCTTCCTTCATCCGAGTGATCTCGGAGTTGAAGTCGCGGATGCTCTGGACGGTCTCGGGAGGAACCTCGACAGGCTTGAGCCGGTAGCCGCCTCCGAACTCACCCTCGGCGTCGAGGGACATCCGGCGGAGCTTGTCCTGGATCACCGCCTGGCGCTCAAGTTCCTCGGTCCCGGCTGCGACTGCGTCCTTCCGGGCCTTCGCGCCCGCGGCGGACGCCTTCGCGTCGGCGACGAGGGACGCCACGAACTGGTCGTGAATAGTGACCTCGGCCGAGAGGGCGTCGATCCGCTCCTGCTCTGCGGCCTTCGCCTTCGCCGCGGCCTTCGCTGCGCGGTCGGCGTTCTGCTGCGCCATGATGCCCTCGTTCTTCGTGACGAGGGCCGCTTGCTTCTTCTCAGCGATCGACTGCTCGAGGAGCGCCAGCTCGGCGCGCATCGCCGCCAGCTTGTCGAGCTCGTCCTGCTTGTTGACGCCGGGGAAGAGCCCGGTCTCGAACCGGGACTGCTGCCGGATCGCCTCGCGGAGCGCGACGACGCGCGGGTCTTCGCCCGTCTTCTCGGAATGAAGCTGGCGATCGAGCTTCACGAGGGACGCGAAGGCGTCGTCGGCGGCGCGCTTCGTCTCGAGGATGGCCTCCGGGAGCTTCTTCTTGAACGTCTCCTCGCCCTTGTCCATCAGGGCGCCGAAGGCGAAGCCGAGACCGGCCACAGCCAGTGAGACCGGGGAGAATCCGCCGAGGGCGAACTCCGCGATCACCGCGCCGAGCTTGCCGAACTTGCCTCCCACGAGGCCCATCGCGTCGCCGAGCTCGCGGAAGTCGTTCACCCCGCGCTTCAGACCGCGGGAGAGCTCCTCGCCGGCCTTGCCCGCGATGCCCTGGATCTTGTTGAAGCCCTCGCCCGTGCGGGCGAGCGAGAGCCGCGCCATGCCGAGGTCCCGGTCGAACTGCGCCGAGTTCGCCGAAAGGTCGATGCGCAGCGCGCCAGCGGACTCAGCCACGGATCACCCCCGGGATGGACGACAGGACCTCGAGCATCGCCTCGGGCGTCGTGGCCTTCGCGGCGGTCTCCTCGGGGATGCCGTGCTCCATCCGGAACCGCCAGATCCACGCCTCGCGGTGTCGATCCAGGGCCACCGGGCACATCCTCCAGAAGTCGTCAGGCCGAAGCTCGAACCGCGCCGCCTCTAGCTGCTCGGCGTTCCAGTCGATGCCGTCTCGGGCTTCGGTGCTTTTCCCGCGGCCGGATCCGGCTCCTTCGTGACGCACGACCTGGCGAGACCCGCCGCGGCGAGCGAGCAGGAGCGCACGGGCCCGAGCGTCATGTAGATGCGCTGCGCGTCCTCGACCTTCCACTTCACGGCGCGCGGCTCGATACGCTTGCGGTGCGCCTCGAGGCCGACCAGGAGCGCCGCGACGCCGGCCACGGCCGACATCTGCGAGAGCGCGTCCCACAGCGGGCCGAGCCGGTAGCCGAAGTCCTTCTCGAGCGTGTAGAGCGCCTCGTAGTCGTACAGGAGCCCGAGCTTCTCGCCCTCGAAGTCGAAGGTCTCGACGAGGTCGTGCATCGGATCACGCCTCCGTCGGGAGGCCGGTGACCTTCAGCTTCACTTCCACCGTCAGGATGTCGCCGACCGACGCCTTCGGGGACCAGCCGGTCACGAACGCGGCGAAGGTGATGGTGTTCGTCGTCGCGGTCGGGAAGTAGATCTGGAAGTTGCGCTTCGTCCGGTTCTTCCAGTCGAGCTTGATGCCCGCCGTGAGGTTCTGCGTCGAGTCGTTCAGGAAGTTCACCTCGGCGGTGACCTCGCCCGCGTCGATCAGCCCCGCGACGTACTCCTTCGCAGCGTTGGCCGAGGCCATGTGCGTCGCCTCGGGCGTGTCCATTGAGTAGCTCGGACCCGACAGCGACTTCAGCTCGCCGATCGCGGTGAAGACCTCGGTCCCGCCACCGTCTCCTCGCTTGAGGAGCGTGCCGTATCCAATCGCAGCCGTGGTCGCCATCGTGGAATCTCCTGGGTTCCACGGCAGCGTGCGGCCCTGCTCGGATCAGCCGGTTCCCTCGCCGAACCAGAGCGTCACGTCGAAGCCCACCCGGTAGAGGCGGGCGTCGGGCTCGTAGTCGTCCCGGTCGTTCTCGATCTCGACCGCCTGGACGAAGATCTGGCCCACGGTCGAGCTCCCCATGAGCCCGCGGAAGCCGTCCAGGTGCTTGCGCATCGCGTCGGCGGCGTTCTTCGCGGCGAGGTAGCCTCCGCCGTCGGCCTTCGTGTCCGCGGCCCACACGTCGAACTGGATGCGGGCGTAGGTCGTGCCCGTCGGCCCGAGCGTGGCCCGGTCCCTGACGCCCGAGATCCGCTGGTAGGTGGCGCACGGCCACACGGGGACCTGGGGCAGCACGAGCGGGTAAATCCGGATCGCCGACGAGGATCCGAGCAGAGCCGTGACGGCCACGGACTGGCTCAGGAACGTCTTCAGGGCGACCTCGATCAGCACCGCCCCACGGTGCGGCCCTGCTCTACTCCGCGGCGTTCAGCGACGCGGCGGCGCGGGCGTCGAGGTTCCCGGCCGCGGCGGCGACGCGGGCGCCGCGCGCGGTCGCGTAGATGACCTCGCGCACGTTCTTCGTGAAGCGGTCGAGCACCTGCTGCCGAGTCGAGTCCCATGCCGGGCGCAGGAAGGGATGCGCGGGCACGTGGCCGATCACCGGCCCGCCGCGGCCCCCCTTCGGCGAGCGGTACTTCTTCCCTGCCGCGCGAGCGGCCTTGCGCGCGGCCTTCTCGCCGGCGCGGTCGCGGTCCGGGCCGCGCGCCACGATCGCGTGGCCGAACTCGATCAGGTGCGCGTGCGAGGCCGATGGGCCCACGAAGACCTGCGCGAAGGCGCGCGAGGTCGTGAGCGAGAGCGAGCGGCGCTGCGACTTGCGCAGCTTCGTGTACGCCTTGATCGTGTCGCGGAGGTGCTTCTTCCGCTTGCGGTCGGGGTCGAATGGGGCCAGCGCCTTCGCGGCCTCGACGGTCGGCTCCGCGGCGAGGATCAGCGCCGTCTCCATCGCGCCCGAGGCGAGCGCCGGGCCGAGCTTGGCCAGGACCGCGTCAACCTCGCGGAGCCCACTGACGCGCGTTGCGAACACGGCTACGGCAGGCGCAGCACCACGAAGAGCACGTCCGCGTGCGCCGCCTTGAAGTTGAGAACGCCCGTCGTCTGGACCCAGCCCTCGAGCGAGAGCGGGCCGAAGAAGGCGAACTTCCCGGCCGCGACGGTCTCGGTGAGGTCGCCGGTCCGCTGGTGGGAGTCCGCGATGCTCTCGATCGTCACGAGGCGCGGCGTGGCGCCCGAGTTGTACGCCACCACGATCTCGCGGCCGGTGAAGGTCACCGACTCGAAGTTCACGGCGTCCGCCGCGACCGCGGTCTTCTCGAACACGTCGGCGGAGACGCTCGGGTAGCTGCCGAGGAGCTGGTAGACGGTGTGGGACTGGCGGGCCATGACGTACCTCCGGGGTTCCGAGAGCGTGCGGCCCTGCTCGCGTGAACCGCGCCCGGCCGGGTATGGTTGGACCGGGAGGAGGAACCATGAAACCACTCGTCGCGCTCTTGCCGATCGTCCTCGGAGGCTGCGGCACGCTCTTCGGCCGCGGGCCCGATCCCGTCGTCATCGACTCGCGCCCGAGCGGCGCCGCGGTCTACATCGACGGCGAGAACGTGGGCACCACCCCGTTCCGCGGCGAGATCGCGCGGAAGACCGCCCCGCACCGGCTCCGCCTGGTCGCCGAAGGGTTCCAGCCGCAGGAACAGGACATGCCGCGGCACTTCAACGGCTGGTGCGTCCCGAACATCCTCGGCTTCGTGGGGATCGTGGGGATTGCCGCGTGGGGCGTGGACGCGGCGAATTCGAACATCTACGTCACGAACTCCGAGCCGATCGTGGTGGAGTTGCGGCCGCTCGAGACACAGTAGCTACTGGTCGAGCTGCGCCGGCTGGTTCGCGTCGTGCTCAGCGCGGGCCGAGGAGAGCACGTCGATGCCCTCGCGGCGCCCGAGCTCGTTCACGGCCTCGATGCCGTAGGCGCGCTCGATGTCCTGGTCCCGCGTGACGATGCGGCACGTCGGGTCGATGTCCCCGCGCCACCACATGCGCCAGATCGTCGTGACCGTCGCGAGGCGTTGGCTCGCGCTGAACCGCTCCGAGCCGCTCACGTCGATGCGCTCGGCCCAGGCGTTACAGACCGGGCGCCACTCGATCACCGCGGCTCCCGCGGCGTCGCGCGTGACGTGCGGGCGCTCGACCCGTATCTTCGTGTCCATCTTGCCGGGGTCCGGACGGGCCATCTACCACCTCAGGATGCGGTAGGGGGCGAGGAGCGCATTCGCCGCCATGACGTTCGGGGTCGTGATGGTTCCAACCGTGACCTCGGAGCGCCGCTGGTACATCTCGGCGACGAGGAACTTCATCGCGGTCCGGATCGGCTGGGGCACCGTGTCGGCCGTGGCGCCGTAGCCGGCCACGAAGCGGATCGTCACGGCGTCGAGCTTCATCGAGCGCAGGATCGGGTAGTAGGCGCCCGAGACGCGCGTCACCCGGCCCGGGTCGGCGAGGGGCCC